CAAGAGATATTATATTAATTATATCATCTAGCCTATATACCCCTCGTAAAATGCGTTCTAAGGCCATTTCCTGGCCCTCTGAGCGACTTTAGGAGCAAAGATGAGTTGTAAGTCATCTTGACAATTAGAGGCCCTTTAAACCGCCTTCAGCGGCCTTGTAGGGCTATTTATTTAGTACTATTTAAGTTACCAAGGGATTTATGAGCTGCTTTGAGCAGAGAGACTAGATCTGAGATCTTCTGAGCCTCTCTACCAGCAATAGCAAAGTTATTATTCTCGATAGCAGTATTCATCAAAGAAGAAGCTTGAGATATCTTCACCAAAGCATCATTGATAACATCTGCCTGAGACAACATCTTAGGAGTAGTTAAATACTCTAATAGTTTACCGTCCATATTTTCTACCTTCTTTCTGTATAGTCTTAGTATAGCCTTTATACCTGTCCATGTTAATAGCCATAGTACATAACATACGAGCAAGGACTGCATCATCATGATGACCAGAGTCTCCTGCCGCTCTTAGCTGTCCACTAGCTGTCTTCTGGAAAGTAAAGTATAGTCCCTGTTCACAAAACACTGGATCAAAGTCTTCATAGTAGCCATTATTCATCAAGAACTTAAGCCGGGCAATCATCTCATTCTTACTACTTACTGTTGTCCTAACACCAAGGTTATTATAACCAGTAACCTTATTAGCATCAGTCCAGATATTGAGATAACCCTTAACCTCAGTTAACCATTTAATCATAAGACTACCCATATTCCTTTCAGGAACCAACAGAGCCATATTATACCTCATAGCCATATCATAAGCTAACTCAGCAAAGTCATTCTGGGAGATAATACCATTATAAGCAGCAACAGCTTTAATCTTAGGCTTAGTGATATCCCAAACAACTAAGGCACTATCATCTCCCTTGACCTCACCTTCAGCAGGGTCTAGTCCAATAATATACTGATGGTTCTTAATTGGTGCTTCATATTCCTTAATGGCACCACCATCAACATAATCAAACCTAGTCTCACCATCAGCATAGAAGGCATCAATAGTTTTAAACTCTCTCTCCATCCAATCATACAGTAACCTACTGTCAAAGATAGGAGCACCAGAAGCCTGAAAACTCTCAGCAGCAACTGTAGGGTAGTTCTCAAACATATATAGCTGATCTTTCTTAGCCTCATTGATAAAGGTGTAGTTATACCATTGTAGCTTTCTAGCCCATCTACTAGGAGAGATACCAGCTCGTTTAAACTCACTACAAAGGAACAAGTCATACTCAGTCAAACTATTAAGACTCTTATACCTACCTTCTGGCTCCATCTCATACTCAGATAAGATATACCAAGGTAAGAAGATATATACCCAGTCAGACTCAGGGTCTTGTGCCACTTTACTTAAATCGAATGAGTGGTTCATACCCTTAGCTGTAAACAATACAATCCTAACAGTGTTACCTGACATGGCAGGAAGAATACCAGCTTCAAGGTTGAACGGATCAGAATATTTTGAATTACCAGTAACATACAAACCAGTACCTAATTTAACAACTATATTACCAGAAGGCACAGTCACACAGTATACAGGCTTATCATAATTAACCCTCTTTCTCTTAAAGCATCCAATACTCCTAGATTCACCAGGTTTAAGTCTACACCTCCATACAGGGTCTTGATAGCCAATCCAGCTAGTATACCCAGACTGGAATCCCATATAAGCAAAGAACTCTACATTAGTCTTATTCTTTGAGCTATAGTATAGACGATCATTCTTTTCCTTATGACCATCCCAGAATACCATCTCATCAAGAATAGATTTAGCAGTATCAGGATTAGCATCAAAAGAAAAATATGAAGACAGATCCTTAACATCTATGTGTTCAGGGAAGTCTATATCAATATAAGTAAATCCTCTAGACTCACACTCCTTATAACTAAGACCAGCAGACTCGGCAAGAAACTTTAATCGAGCTATCTTTCGTTCTAGCTTCAAACAGAAACGAACACGCATATTACTTTTACGATCATTGTTGATTCTAGATACATGCCCATCAGCCTGAGCAGCAATAACTAGTCTATCTAAATAGCTAAGCTTACGTTCAGTAGAACCTTCTCCACTCATTGGTATATGCCATAGGTTGTTGAAGTTAATATCAGTTAACTTCTTCTTAACATAGTTACCAGTAGTACGGCTCTTCAATACAAACTCGTGCTTACTAGTAACAATATTCTTCTGCCCGTTATGAGTAGTAAGCTCATACGCATCACTAGGATTATAATACCGATGTAGATAGGTAGGTTTAACAAACGACACCTTACCATCATCCCATTGAGCTACTAATGTATCTTTAGTAACATCAGCAATACTGATAAGACCTTTATCGGTCATAATCTCAACATCATCACCGAAACAGTGTTCGTCCTCTACCAACATATGAATAGTTCTACCATGACCAGCACCTTTCACTCCTGCTGACATGAAGGTAATACGGTTATCTAGCTCTATACCACTGAAGCTCTTAAAGTCAGCATAGTTAGCCACAGGAACAATATCAGCCAACAGTTCAGGATGAGTACCTCTAAGTATAGGTAAGAACTTCCTATCAATCATCTCATTAGCCTCAGAGTCAGTAGGCATCACATGCAGAATATTGAAGTTAGTACTCTTACTAGCAACAAACTGTTCTAGCTTCAGAGTAACAGTAGTGATACCCATCTGACGACTCTTATGGCATAATACATTAACACTCTTAGTAGGTATCTTCTTCATAATAGGCTCCATTGCCTTTAATACTTCAGAAGAAAACAACACCTGAGCTTCATTAAGGTGCATAGGCACTGGTCTACCGTTCTTATCAAGGATAATACTCTCTTTACAGAACTGGACAAAGTCACCCATAGCACCATAGAACTGGCTATCAGTTAATGGTTTCCAATGCTCATACGGGCTGGTAACCATATTCTTAAGGCTTTTTCTACCAGCAACCTGAGTCATAACTAATCCTTATTACCTCTTACGAATACTCCCTCTAGATACTCATCAGACATATGTTTCTTAAGCTTCTCGATACTAAATGACTTAGGTAATCCATAAGTGGTAAAGGTTAATTCAATAAGCAATACCATAAAGTCTTCACCTAGCTTCCTTAGATTCTCAGGTACATCAACATTCTTATATCGTTTCTTATCAGGAGCTTGGAACGACAAAGAGTTAGATGTAGATGAATAGTAAACCCGACCAGACTCATTGCCAAGGGCAAACCATTTACCATCAGCATTATTAACCTGTTCAGGTAATACCTTATAACCCTTTTCCTTAGCAATAGATTCCATCAAAGAATAAAGCTCATCCTTAGTTAGCTCCGGCCATTTAAATTCAACTGACTTAACCTTAGGCTCGGCACTAACATCTTCTTCCTTATCTTCTGCTGGTGCTTCTTCTTTTACTTCTTCTTTAGGGTTAGATACTTCATCCCTAGTATCTTCTTTGACTGGTTCTTCTTTCTCATTTTCACCTTTCATCATAGCTACTGCTTCATCGTAGCTCATACCTACTGGACTCTTAGCTTCGCCTCCTACACTCTCAATCCTACCACTAGATCCTTTATCTACACTACCAACTTCATCAGTGATTCCCATCTCTAATCTAGCTACCTTAGCTTCTAACTGTTTATTTTCCTTCAAGAGAGATTCATTAACACTCTTCAATGCTACATTGCTCTGTTCAGTATTCTTCAATACTAGTAGACTCTTCTCCAGCCCATACTCCATCATATCGAAGAACTTACCAACATCCCTCATATCCTTAATAGAAAGACTCTTCAAATTAAAATCCTTCATACTATTTTCTCTTCCGAGCATATCTCTATCCTCTAAATTCTTTCTCGGCCGAGCACTCTTATCATGAAACACTATCACAACACTAGTGGTTTAGCCGTTAATCATTATTACCTGATGTATTATACCACACTTTTACCTTTTTGTCAACCCCTATATATAAACACCTATATAGAA